GCCTTGAAGGGCGGCATGTTTTCGAGATACCAGGCCTGCGTCAGCATGACCGCCTCGGCACGGGCGCCGTAGCGGTACACGGCCTGCTCGGCCAAGTACTGGCCGTTCCCGCGAGCGTCGAGCTTCAGCGCCCGCAAGCGCGGCAGGCGGTCGCAGACGTAATGCAGGATCTGCTCCTGCTGGCGGAACGGGACGTTGCGCAGCTCGATCAGGAACGGCACCAAGCGCCCCAGCGTCGCGCCGATCTGCATGGGGGCCAGCACGGTCAGATCGCCCGTGCGCCCGAAGTCCTCGCCGAGGACATGCTGGCGGCGCGCGTCCAGCGCGGCCAGCAGCGGCGCCAGCTCGCGCTCGCACCAGTCGCGGACATCCGCCTCGCGCAGGCGCTCGGCCATGGCGTTGAACCCGGCCGAGCCCTCGAAGCGCAGCACGGGGGCGTCGTGCATGCAGGATTCGATCAGGGCGCGCGAGAGGTAAGCCCCGCCGCCGCGCTTGGGGACGCAGAAGTACTCCTCCAGCGCGTCCTCGCGAGTCATCGCCGAGCGCATGCAGGTCTCTTTCCAGGCGTCCTCGGCCGCCTGGCTCCAGTCCAGGCTGCGCTGCTCGCAGATCCTGCGGTGGAGACCCTCGGCGCAGGCATCGTCGAGCGTGATGCGGTGGACGGACCAGTCCTTGCGGCCGGCCCGGGCGTCGGTGGCGAGCTCGTTGAACTCGGACTCCTCCCCGTTATGAGTGGAGATCACGCGCACCTTGCCGCCCCACATCAGCAGCGGCGTGGCGGCCTTGACGACCTCGGAGAGATCGTCCTGGAAGGCGGCCTCGTCGATGCAAACCACGCCGCGGCGGGAGCGTAGGTTGGACGGCTTGGACGATAGCGCCAGGCAGTGGAAGCCCGAGGAGAAGTCGATGCGGTAGGCGAGGATGTCGCGATCGCCGTCTTTGAGGACTTCCTCTTGCACGGCCGAGGCAGCTTGGTCGAACGAGCGGGCGAACATCCCGCAGTCGTCGATGAACCCGCGCGCCATCTCCCGGTTGGTGCCGATATAGGAGTAATTGTCGCCGCCGGCATCGCGGGCAGCTCCGCAGATCAGCGCGGCGTCGGCCGACTCGGCCCAGCTGAGCCCGATCCGCCGGGACTTCTCGCAGAGCTTGAGCGGCGCGGCGTCCTCGATCCAGCGGCGCTGGTAGGGCAGCAGGACCGGCGGCGGGGTCATGTCGCGATCCCCAGGATCTTGCGCTTGATTTCGGCGGTCGTCTCGGCCGTGAGGCCGCCGCTCGCTTCGGCGGCCGCCTCGGCGGCCTCTTGCAAGGCCTGCTTGCGGGCTTCCTCGCGGATCTGGCGATCCCGGCGCTCGGATTCGGCCGCCGAGCGCTCCAGCCGCTGTGCCGCCAGGGCCAGCTTGTTGAGCTGGTCGATCACTCCGGACATCGCTTCGGCGTCGATCTCTGCGGAGCCGTCCATCAAGGCTTGGCTGACCTCCAGCGACAAGGTCTTGAGCGTCTCGATCACCAAGAAGCCGACGTCGCCGCCGGGCTGGGAGCCGAGGTTGGCGATCCAAGTCTTGGCAAGGTCGCGGGACCGCAGGACGCGATCCATGTTCCGGCGCGCTTGCAGGTCGTAGCGGCTGACCGCTCGCCGTGACACCGGCGGATGGCCGGGATACAGCTCGGCGAGCAGCTCGTTGACAAGCCGGGCGGCCTCGATCTGCGTCACCGACTCGTCGCGGATCCACCCGTTAAGGCGCTCGCGAACCTCCTGCGGCAGGCGCTTGATGCTGCTCGGCCGGGCCATGGCCCCCGCTCCTAGAGGTCGCGGCCCGGGGCGTCCACGCCGGGCACCGAGGAGCCGCCGAGGGCGACGTCCTCGCCGCGATCGGTGATGCGGGCCAGCATGAGCCCGGCTCGCTCCTCGAGGGCGACAAGCCCCTGCCTGGACAGCCAGGAGAGCAGGTCCCGAACACGCAGCGGCGACAGGCTGCGGTGCCCGGCCATGCCGAGGGCGACTCGCAGGACGTTCTCGTTGCAGGAGCCGGCGGCATCCTGCTGCAGCACTTGCAGGATGACCAGCCTCTGATTCCCCAAGACAGCCGCGGAAAAGTTCATGCCCATGTCTAGCCTCGCCCTACTTGCTCCGCAGCAGGAACTTGTGAATGAGACCCACGTTGGAGTCGATCGTCGCGAGCCTGCCGCCCAGCGTGGAAACCTCGGACGCGACCGCATCGAGCCGCTCGTGCACGCGCGTGAGGTCTTCGTGAGTCACGCGGCCCGCATCCAGCCGCGCCAAGGCCTCGGAGAAGCGGCGCAGCTCCTCGGGGTTGGGCAAGGCGCCCAGGGAAGTCTCGACTCTGACCAGGCGGGCATCGACGCCGTCGAGGCGCTCGTCCGCCTGCCCCAGGCCCGAGGCGATTTCCCGGCGCAGCTCGCGCAGCGAGCGAGCCAGCCAGCCGAACGAGGCCAGCACCACCGCCGCCAGCAGCGCCGCCAGCGCCTCCCCGGCGACCGAGAGCACCCAGTCCATCGGCTTAGCGGCCCTCTTCCAGCTCGCGCTGGCAGTCGATGCAGGTTTGCACGCCGGGCACGGCCGCGCGGCGGGCGGGCGAGATCTTGGCCCCGCACTCGCAAGACTGTCGCGAGGGACCCTCCGCGCGGGGGCCGCGGGCGCGCTCGGCGGCCGAGCGCAGGATCAGCTCCTCGGCGGGCTGCAGCTGATCGAGGGCGTCCATCGGCGATGATGCGATGGTAGGCCCGGCGCGGCGGCCGGCGTAAGGCTGAAGAGTTCAGCCCCAGCCTAGCGGCCGAGGCTCCGACCGATGTAGTGCATCAAGGCTTCGAGCCCCGTCAACTCGGCCAGCTTGAGGAATCCCGCGAGAGCGAGTATGCCCACGATCGTAACGACAGCAAACATGAGAAGCAGTGACGGGACGACCACAAGAAGGTATTGGAGCATCACCGATACGTCCAACCCCAGCATCTCGACATCCCACAGCCTGTTCCAGTAGTTCCTGACCCTAGGCGCGCTAGCGTCCGCAGCGCTCGGCTTTTGCAGCAGGGTGCGGAAGGACCACAGCAGCCCCATACAGCCCAACACGATAAGCAGCGGGCTCAGCCATCCCCACGCGACGTCAGACAGCACGGCGACCCACTCCTGGAGGCCTTCCCTTATCGCGCGCGGAAGCTGCAAGATTCCGACAACGAGAGAAACCCCGGCGGCCGAGCCGACCAGCAATCCCCGAAACCGCATTTCTGTGAATCATATCCAATCCTCGCCCTAGCGGTCCCCGGCGAGGATCTTGTAGACCCAGCGCTCGGAGAGGCCGGTGTATGACGCGATCTTCGCGACGGAGCGGCCGGCGCGACGCAACTCGCGGACGCACTCGTCGCGCGACTCCGGCGGGGGCTTGCGCGGGATGCAGATGCGGCAGCCGCCGAACTGGAACACGAGCCGCTTGGCCGCCTCCAGGCCGACCGCCCCAACGAGCCAGTGGGCTTCCGTGACCATGCGGGGGATGTACGCCCGCCGCCCGCCGCGAGCGGCGGAGAGCGCTGCCAGGCCCTCCGGGCCCAGCAGCTCCAGCAGCTCGTCTCTCAGAGATTCCATGCCCCCCCCGGCGTCACGATCACAGCCGCCCGCCCCCTGCCAGGCCCTCCGCGGCCCCGCGCCAGTCCGGACAGGGGATCTCGGCCTCGCGAGGCCACCAGCGCCGGCGCATGCCGCGCGGGCTGGGGACGTCGCGCTCGAGCGTGAGCGACTGGAAGGCGACCGGGCATCCGCACCCCAAAGGGTGTGTCAGGGGCGGCGGAAGATCGATCGTGTCGCAGAGCCGCGCGAATCTCAGGCCGGCGTGAGCACTGCCTCGAGTCCCCGCCCAACTGCTCCGGGGGTCAATTTCGATGCGCATGCGCAGCCGTCCGCGAGAGACGACGTACAAAGCCGAGCCGGGCTCGAAGCGCCGAGCGACGGCCGCGCCGGAAACCCAGTGCCAGCGGCCGTGAGCATGGCGATGCCCCTCCGGCAGGCGGTGCGCCCAGCGGTGCCAGCGGTCGACGTATGCGCGCCACTGGAGCCGCCGCGCCGGGGGCAGGCGCTCGATGATGGGGCAGGGATCCTCGCCTAGGAGCCAGGCGACCCAGATCTCCCAGTCGGCCGCGCGGACCGCGGCCACGAGGTCGACAGGGCCGGAGTCGGGCGGCGGCAGGGGCGAGCGGGCCCGGGGCGAGCCGTCCAGCAGATCCTCAACGCGCATCGGGGAACTGCCTCCATTCGCGCCCGTCCAGCACAGCGCCCCCGGCCCTGGAGGTGCGACCGCCCCATTGCTTGAAGAAGAACGGCACCTCGGCGCATATGCACTGGTCGCGCAGCGAGCGGGCCCAAGCCGCCTCCATCGGGCGAGCGCGGGGGCCGGACTCGCCGCCAACGACGACCCAGTCAAGAGCGGCCCCCTGCACGCGGCTGTCGTCATAGTATCGAGTCCCCGCGAGGGCGTCGACCTTCGTCGGTCGCAGCCACTGCGGGGCCAAGCGGCGCAGGTCTATCGGGCCCAGCAGCGGCTCTAGGCTCAGCCAGCGGACCGCGGCCGGCGTCTCCAGCAGGTAGCGGGTCCGCTCGTCGGCGGTAGGTTGGTCCTCTACGCTCACGCCGGGCCAGACGTTGGGCAGGGGCCAGGAGAATTGCGGCTGCCAGCGGTCGGCCCGCCGGGCGCAGTCCCAGCGGTCTTGGCGAGAGAAGCGGAAGCCTTCGGGTCCCGGCTTGTCGTGCAGTAGCCAGCCGTAGACCACCTCATGGATCCGGCTCGCGGCGCGGTCCCCGAGCAGGTAGCCGCGCATCCTCTCCGGCCTCTTGGTCAGGACCTGGAAGACGTGCTGCGGAGCCAGCGCCATGACGGCGAAGATCTCGTCGAGCATCCGAGTCGAGACGTTCGAGTGAAACAGGTCGCCATGGGCGGCGACAAAGACCTTGCGCGGCCGCTGCCACCGCAGGGGCTGGGCCAGCCATTCGGAATTGAAGTGGATCCGGCCGTTCCAGCGGCCGTTGCTGTCGGCCAGGCCCTGCCGCGAGGGGTGGTTCCGCAGGCGCGTCGCCGCCAGCCGTTCGGCGTAGCAGTTCTCGCAGCCCCGGGACACGCGGCTGCAGCCGGTGACCGGGTTCCAAGTGGCGTCGGTCCACTCGATGGAGCTCTTATCCGCCATCAGCAGCCTCCCTTGCCTCCCCAGGTGTGGACGTAGTCAATCCAATGAATCCAGCGGCCGCGCCGCCTGAAGCCCCACTCGCGGCGGTGGCGACCGACGAACACGAGCGTCCAGCAGCCGCGCGGGGGCACTCGCAGCCGGTGCGTGTGATGCGGGCCCCAGCAACGGATCCACGGCGCGCGGAACTGCCGCCGGAGGCGAGCGGTCGCGCAGGTCCACAGCAGCGGGGACGGATCCAGGCGCTCCTCGACATAGCCGCCCCGGAGCCCGACCGACAGGAACATCTTGGGGTGATCGTGCAGGTCGCGCGCCCAGTCGCTGCCGACGAAGTGATGCAGGTACAGGCCGCGCCCGCCCGGCAGCCGGAGCAGCGTCCAGCGGTGCAGGTACCTGTCGGTGGCGCAGCGGCCGTTGATCCGCTCGAAGCAGAGGATACGGTCGATCAGTTTCCTCACGCGGCCTCCCGGGCGCGGCGTCGCCGATGCCGCTTGATGTCAATCTCTAGCGCCTGGACCACCTGCTGCAGCTGCGTCAGACTCGCCCACTCCAGCGGCACCCGGTCCGGGTTCCGGGTCATGCGCTGAAGGACGCCCTCCGCGTACTCTCTCGGCTTGCGCCCGCCGGGATGGTTGATCAGCAATGCGTCGATCTTGCGCAGGTGCAGGCCGATCTCGGCCTCGGGGCGGGTCCGGGGGCGCTTCGGCCGGGCCGGCCGGAACGTCGCCCCGCAGGATCTCAGGTGGTCCAGCACCTTCCGGCGGCCGGCCGCGTCGAGAGCCTTGGCGGATCGCACGCCCGCGACAGCCTCGAGCATGTCCCGGTAGGCCTCTTCGTCCGCCAGCAGCTGGCCGGCGCCGATGTGGATCTTGGCCAGCTCGGCCCGCCGGCGAGCCGGGTCCTGTGCGACGGGCGCCGTCATCGCCGCGCCCTC